AATCATCATATTTCTTCATATCAACAAGCATTCTATCTTCTTCTCCTTGTTTATTAATCCAAAAATCAGGTTTATTATCTAATAATTGTATAAACTCGTTGTAAAAATAATCGATAAGTTTTTGGTCTTGTATATCTGTTATTTCATAAATATCTACATTATAGTTTCTAATTTTATTATTAATTTTTGTTTCAATTACTTCAATCTCATTACTTATTTTTTCTGTATTTTCTTTCAGAACAATTTCTAATTCATCTACTTGTGTTATAAATTTAACTATATTCATCGCAATATAATCATTTGTTTCCTTTTGTTTATCAATTAAATTTTGAATATTTATTTTAACAATATCCATTTGTTGTTGTTTTTCTTTATCTTTATCATCAATATCTTTTTTTATAATTTTTAGTTCATCACAAGTAAATTTATCTAAATCATCAATAATTTCGTGAATTCTTTTGATATCTTCTTTTTGATTATAAACACTTTCACTAAATCTACCATGTATATTATCATGTATTGATTTAGTATCATCTTTTAATTGAATATTTAGTTTAAATAATTTATCATATTTTTTATATAAATTATTAATATGTAAAATTAATATAATTATTATAAAAAATATCATATGATTTATATAATTAGTATTAATTTCAGTATCTTGATATTTAGTTAATTCCATTTCAAATATTTTATTATTTTATTTTAATTAAAAATATTAATTCAATTTTTTTAAAAAAAATTTTTATGCCTTTGATTATTAATAACACAAATTATTTATTTAAATAATAACCCCTAATATGTTTTGATGCATAACATGACGAAGCAAAATGACCTTCTCTTCCACACCTAAAACAACAATTGTCTTCATCATCACTATCATCACTATCATCACTATCATCACTATCATCACTATCATATATTATTTGTTTTTTGTATTTTGAATTACAATATTTTTCGTGGTATTCACATTTCTGTTCATCTATAAACTCTTTTCCACAATTCTCACAAACCCAAACATCTTCATAACATTCATTATCTTGACATTCTTTAGCAAAATGTCCTGTTTTACCGCAATTAAAACATTTATTATTCGCACCATTAATCATTTTATTTATAATATCTTTTGATGAATTGTCTAATTTTACTGAAACAAATGAACCTCCACGAACATTATTTATTCCATATTTATCCATATATTGTATTGTAATTTTGTCTTCATCATATTCATCACAATTTGGTTTCAATTCTATAACTTTTATTGGTTTATATAATTTAGTCCATTCTGAACCAACTGAATTAAAATGTTGTTCTAACCGAAATTGTGGATTGTTTGTTTTACCAATATAATATTTTTCTTTTTCTAATTTAATTATGTATATGAAAACCATTATGAAGATATTATATAATTTTAATATAATTAATATTAAGTTCAATTTTAAATATAATAATCGGCGTTTTAATATACAAAGTTGTAAATAAATTTACTTTCAAAGCAATTCAAAGTAAATTAATTAATAATTATATATTTACAAAAAAAATATGTTTTGTTAAAAAAATTTTTTAATGAAATTGAAAATTCATAACTAAGAATTTAGTTATAGAACTATTTGTGTAAAGTAATTAAAATTATAAATGGATAAGTTAGAGAATATTACTTTATATAATATTGACAAAATAATTATTATACAAAAATTTTATAAAAAATATGTAAAACTATATATTTTTAATAAAAATTTTATGAATTATTATAAATATATTTATAATAATATTATTAAATATAATAAATACCACAATATCTTATTTATCAAATGTAAAAAAATACATAAAACATATTCACCAAGTAAAAATGAAAATAAATTTATATTTGGAAATTTAATACAATTATCAGTAATAGATTTTTTAAATAAAATATTTAAAAAATGTATTGATTTAGATGAATTACATACATTTGGTAGTGAATTTAAAAACGATTGTATTTTATTTTTGACTAATAATGTTAATTTTTATTTGAGTATTAAATGTAAATCAAAAAAACAAGGAGATATAATTATTATAAATAAACATAGTAATAACATAAATTATTTAAATTTGTTAAATAATTTAATAACAATTGTTATAATCGTAGAAAATAATGATATTTTAATCATTAATCATAATATAGTAGATAAAAAATACATCAAAGATAATGAAGCTAATGTATCATATAAAAGTAGTTTAATTACTTATATGTATAAATTTCAAAAAAATTATATAATACATCTTGAAACAGATGATAATTTTAAAAATTTTTTAGAATATGAATATAACAATATACAACCTATAAATATTTATAAAATCTTATATGATAAATTATAATGTTTAAATGTTGAATTAATAATTGTAAATGTGTTATATACATTTACAGAATTTCCCATTTGTTTATATGTTACTTTGTCATTACTATCAATTATAAAATCATTTGGAAAACTTTGTAATCTTGCACATTCACGAGGAGTTATATATCTTTTTAATTTACCATAAATTGGAATTTGTGATATTGCCACAAGTGTTGGAAAATAATTTGTTTTTTTAACTCGTATTCCTGATTGACGAATTTGAATAAAATAATTAAATATACTATCATTCTCTTTTATTTTTCCTGTCTGCCATTCTAATTTACCATATATTTCTCTTTTTGATAATATATGTTTATATTCATCATACCAAGGTTTTATTATATGTATATATTTATCAATTAATTTTTTATTTTTATTCATATAATCTTTTCTCCAAGGTTGTAATTTATTAAATTCATCAATGCTATAATTTCTAAAATAATCATTAATTAAAATTGTTGGTGATATTACTTCCCCTACTTCAAATTGTTTAATTAATATATCCCAAATATTTAATACATTTAAAATATCAGGTTCACATTGATATTTTTGTAATTCTAATTCAGATAAATCGTTTGATATAATATCATCCACCTTTAATTCAAAATTTTTACTATATAATTCTATTTTATTTGGATTTAAATTATATATATCATTTCTAATACAAACAAAAAATATTCTTTCCCTTTGTTGTGGAATACCATAATTATGAGGAGACATATTAAATAATTGTAATTCATATCCAATTGATTTTATTTTATCTTTAATATAATCAATTACTTTACCATCACTTACTTTCAATATATGTTTTACATTTTCTAAAAACATAAATTTAGGTTTATTATATGATGCTATTCGTATAATTTCATCAAATAATAAACCTCTATCATCATTAAATGACTTTTTATTACCCCCATTACTGAATGGTTGACAATTATGGACGCATATATTATCCACAATATATGTATTATCACTTTCTACTTCAAAATTATATACTGGTTTATTTATAACTTCTCTATTTTCTATATTATTTGGTTCATACCACACATAATTATCTTCTATAAATGTTTTACCTTCTCTTATTTTATTTAATACACCATATATTTTATATGTATTATTTTGGTTAACAACTCTACCTTCTATTATTGTATTATTTGGACGAACATATTTATTTACTGAAAATATATGACCCAATTTTAATAATAATCTTTGTATTCCATACGCTAAATTTATTGATGTTGTTGTAATTGATATTTTATTTCCATTATCTATAACACAACCATCCGAATCTATATAACCATTTATAAACTCCTCTATAAATTCTTTTGGTGAATCTTGTATCCATTCTGGTATTATTTTATTTGGAGCATATTTTCCAAATTGTTTTAATATATTATACCATAAATAATCATTACAACCATATTTATTACATTTTAATGATGTGCTACATTTCTTATCTGTAATTGGTATAACCTTTCTAATTTTATCTAATACTTTAATTTGATTATTAATATTTATAGAGTATCTTATTTTATGACATAATCTACCATCACTTTTTTTTGTTTCTTCAATCCATCCATTACCAATAAAATATCCCATCATATACCAATATTCCATTTTATCTAATTTAATATTAATTTTATCATAACTATATTGATTAATTTTTTTTTCAAATGAAAATTCAGGAATAATATTTTTATCATTGATAACCATTCCAAAAAAGTCATTCATTGTTAAAAGGTGTGCTTCTTTCCAAACAGGATTTTTAAATAGAATATCATATTTTCTTTTATCATTATTCCATATTTTAACACATTCACGAACAAAAAAAGGGTGTTCTTTAGTAGTATGTATAATATTAGGATGATATTTTAGTTTAATATCATATAGAGTTCCATTATATATTTTATATTGTTTGTTTAAAATTTTTTGAAATTTATTTTGATGAGTTAATAGAATATCATCTAATGTTATATCTTCAATATTTTTATAACCATTATATGTTAAAACAGGTGTTCCTGATACAAAACAAGGGAATCCGCCACATAATATATCAAATTGTGGCATATTTTTTTCATCTATTTTTTTTATATCTTCATATGGTTTCAATTGATAATTAAGTTCATAAATTTCTCTACATTTTTTATCAATATCACACGCTAAAACACATTCACAATTAAGTTCTTTTAACGCTTGATGAAAACCACCAATTCCACAAAATAAATCAATATATTTTAAATTATTTATTTCTAATTCTTTTATTGATACACTATTTAAAATATTACAATTTGTATTTTCAATATTTTCTTGATTTATTTTATAATTCATAATATGTGAAATTAATTCATTTTTATTTTTATTACTATAATTTCTTATTTGATTACTTTTACAATATTCAATTAATTCTTTGACTTTTAATTTTTTAAAATCCATTGTATTATCTTTTTTTATAATTATAATTTTTTAATGTTAAAATTCAATTTATTTAATTTTATATATAGGGACGAATTTACTTTCAAAACAATTCAAAGTAAATTTATTAACTATTTACAATTACTATTTTTAATCTAGAAATAAATATAATCAACCGAAGGTTGATTTATTTATTTGTATCTAAAAAATCTGCTATAATTATATGTCGCCAATAAATGATATAAAAATTGGTATAAATCTTCTCTTTCCTTTTGACTTATCCTAAATTTATAACAAGTAGTGGCATCAGCTAATTTTGCTTTCAATATATGTATATGATTTAATGATTTATATAATTTTGATTTAAAATATTCGTTATATCTTTTAAACAATAAATCACTATGTGTTTTATTGTAATGTAAATATCTAAATATATTATAACTATCCTCTGTAATATCATAATCATATTTTAGTGTCAAAAACATTT